CCTCCGGGAACTCACGCGAGGCGTCGCCGCAGGCATCGCGCAGGGCGTCGGGCGTGTCCTCGATCGCGAGGCTCGCCGGGTAGCCGTCGTGCTCGGCCGGGAAGACGTCGATCAGGCGCGGGTCGATCACGGCACGGCCTCCATCACCGCCGCCTCGCTCCCCGGCCGCGGCGTCACCCGGAGAACCGTCCGGCCGGCCAGGGCGACGACCGCGGGGAGACCCGCTTTGCGGGCCGCATCCAGGGCGGAGCGATACTGCTCCGGCACGTCGCCGTCGCCGTCGGTCGTGTCGTCTTCGAGGAGCGTGGCGACCACCTTCCGCTCACGGTTGAGCCGGTTGACCGCCACGGCCACGAAGGGCGGCACGCCGCCGGCGTCCTTCTCGTAGACGTAGACCGCCGCCGTCGCGGACCCGCTCGTGTCCACGCGGCCCCACTCGACGCGCGGCAGCGTCAGCAGGAGCAGCCCGGCGGCGACGAGGAGGAACGGCCTCACGACTTCGGGGCCTCCGGCTTCAGCAGCTCATGCGTGAGCTGCTCGCACACGGCCACGGCATCGGTGTGCCCCTTGTCGCGGAGCCGGGCCGCGAGGTCGATCACCAGGCGGAGGTCGTCCACCGGCGTTCGGGTCCGCCGGCCAAGCCGGCCGCGGAGCTGCTGCACACCCACGAACACGCCGTAGCCGACGAGGGCGGCGGCGATGGCGTACTGGGCGATGGTGAGGTATGTCATGTCTGCTCCATGTCGGCGGCCTTGTCGGCGATCCACCCGGCCAGGGCCGCACCCTCCGGGGACTTCAGCACGGCCGCCAGGTGGCGGGCCAATTCGTCGTCGAGGCGGTTGCCGGTCTTCGAGGACAGCCACTCCAGGGCGTCCGCGATGACCTCGGCCCGCTGCCGGTCGTCGGTGGCCGCCGACAGCCGCCGGCCGTAGCCGAGCAGGGGAGCCCATTCCACGAGCAGCCTGACGTTGTCGAGCATTTCAGCGCCTCACGAGCGGCAGCACTTGCTCCACGGCCCCGGCCGCCAGGGCCAGCACAAGCGACCGCACCGCCGGCCGGGCGAGAATCCAGAGCGGGTAGACGACGCGCGGCACGGCCTTGTCGGCCACGGCGTCGAACAGGCTCGCGACGGCCTCCAGCGCGAGGGCCTTCTTCGCGGCACCGGTCAGGCCGTTGGCGACATCGAGGCCCTCGATCACCAGCCGGAGGAGGGCCAGCATCAGGTCGCCGAACTCGGCCCACGTCAGCCCGTCGGCGGCGGCCGACTTGGCCGTCTCGACGAACGCGTGGACCTTCGACAGCAGACCGCCGACGAGGTTGTCGGCGACCGCGACCGGGGCGTCGGAAATCATCGGGAGGCCTCCGTGGAACCGATGGCGATCCGCATCCGGGCGGCGGCGGCCGACGCGGCGGCCCGGGCACCGGCAAGCGTCGAGACCTTCACGCCGCGGGGCGTGGCCGCTTCCGGCTCGGCGATCCCCTCGGGGTAGTCGTCGACCCAGATGTCGATCGAAAGGCCGGCGGCCGCTGCGGCCGACCGCTTCCGCTGGTCCGGCCCGACGAGCAGCACGCCGGCGAGTTCGTCATGGATGTCCCCGAACGCGTCCCGCAGGGCGGCCCGGTTCTCCTCCGTGTCTTCGCGTCGCGTGATGCACACGACGCGGTTCCCGCGGGCCTGGGCGTCGGCGACGAACGACCGCCACAGCCCGGGGGCCGCGGTGAACGTGCCGTCGAAGTCGAGCGAGATCGTGAGCCCGCGCGACTCGGTCCGGTGGGCCATCACGCTCCGGGCGTTCTTCCAGAGCGGGAGCGAACGGATTCCGGCCGTGCTTTGAGGGTAGGCCGGATAGGTCACCGCCGAGATGTCGTAGAGGCCGCTCGCGCGGAACACCGTCCGGATCACGTTCCCCTTTTCGTCCTCGGTCCACGTCTCGCCGTCGGGCGCGGTCGTGAATGCGAAGCTGGATCCGGTGATCGTGCGATCCTCGACAAGCATCGCGAGGTCGCGGCCGTGGGTCGTCTGGATCGGGCGGTGTGTGTATTCCAGCCCCTTCAGGCCCTTCCGGATCTCCAGCCGGCCGTTGGTCGTCCGGCCCGTGATCAGATGCGACAGGTGGTCCGTGAGGAACGGGACGTCGAGCTTGCCGCGCGGGTCGTTCGCCTTGCGGTCGACCAGGCCGTCGAAGGCCGTGGGCGCGAACTTCTCGCGGAAGCCGCCGAGGTCGACGGAGAACGAATCCCACGGCGGCGAGATCCCGGCGATCACGGGCGGCTCCCCGTCGCGCGTCTGGACGGTGATCGCCTCGGGGTAGTCGGCGGTCAGGAGGTAGCGGCGTTCGATCGTGGTGGTCATGAGTTGCCCCCCGTGGAATCCGTGGTCAGTGGCGCGTCCGACAGTTCGGCCACCCGCTTCCCGACCGTGAACTCGGTCGGCTGGTCGCCCTGGTAGACGCGGATCAGGGCCGCCGGATCGTCGGGCGTGGCCTCGATTGCGAACGGGGAGCCCTCGGTCCCCAGCGTCCCGGAAGTCATCAAGTGCTCGATCGCGCCGTCGCCGTCGGTCCAGTAGACGCGCTGGCCGACAGTGAACCCGCCCGCCGACGGCACGCTCTCGCCCTGGCTCGCGGCATCGCCCTGGGCGGGATCAGCCACCGCCCCGGCGGCCCCCTTCTGGGCCTGGTTCGCCGCCATCTGGAGCGTCGAGAACCCAAGCTGGAGGAACGTCTTGTCGGCCTCCGGCTCTTCGAGCACCGGGAAGTCTTCGAGTTCGCGGATCTCGTTCGGCGTGATCGCCGACATGGAGAACAGCGCCCGATACAGGTTCGCCCGGGCGACCGAATCGCCGCGGAGCAGCGCCCGTTCGTCGAGCTTGAAGAACGTGTTCTCGCCGTAGGTGTCGTTCAGCCAGAGGTTCACGGCCCCCTCGACCCTCTTCTGCCACGGCAGCAGGCACCACACCTGGGCCTGGAGGTTGTCGGCCTCGGGGCTGCCGTACCGCTGGGCCTTCGCGTCCCCGACGAGCGACGCCGGCACGCCCCAGTGACTGCACACCTCGGGCAGGATGGATTCGCGGAGCTGCTGGAACTGGCTCTGCTCCATCGTGTTCGACTGCATCGGGACGAGTTTGTCGCCCTCCCGCATCACCGCCGGGGCACCGCGGTTATCACCGCCGTACATGTCGCGGAACTCGGCCCGGTATCTCGCGGCCGCGGAGTCGTCGAGCCGCTTCGCCGTCTCGATCACGAAGTCGGGACGGGCTCCGTTCTTCCAGAGGGAGATCGCCGCGCCGTCGAGTTCGCGGGCGATCGTGATCGCCGTCGCGAGCGTGTCCGTCGGGGGCGTGCCCGTGATCCCGGTGTCGCCCAGCCAGCGGAAGTGCAGGACTTCACTCTGCTGGAGCGGCATCCACTCGCCCCGCTCGTCGAACCATTCGTAGGCGAGCGAGTAGTCGGCGAGCTGCTTCGTCCGCATCCGCCGCGGGTGGAGCGGGATCAGGTGGGTCATGGCCCCCCGACTGCCGGCCACGACGCGGGCGAACCCGCCGCCATGGAGGGCGGTCCAGAATCCCTGCAGGGTCCAGAAGTCGAACGGGCTCTGCCACGGGTTCGGCCGCACCCGCAGGGCGTTGACGCACTGCCGGTAGACGCTGGAGGCCGGATCGCCGAAGCCCTGCATGGCGTCGAGCGTTTTGCCGGCCAGCCGCACCTTCAGCCGTGGCGACATGCATCCGATCGACTGGGCGATGAACCGGCAGACGGCGGAGACGCTCGACACCCGGACGGCCAGCTCGGGATGGACGCGACGCCCCGAAACCGTGCCCCAGGCCAGCGGGTCGAGGAGCGTGCTCTCCGCGATCGTGGCGCGCGTGGATGCCCGCGGCGACCTCCGCGAGGCGGGCCGCTTCGTCGTTGGATTCGGCGGCGACCGCCTGGGGGCCGGGGGCTTGGCGCGTGGCATGGGCGGCATCCTTCCAGACCGCCACCGATTGGCACTATAGCCGCGTCACCAAAGTCGCCGCAGGAGCGGGCCGTCGGCCGGACGCTCCGACAGCTCGGCGTCCTTCTCCATGGCGGCAGCGAACGCGTTGACCGCCGCCACGATGCCGTCGATCTTCTCCGGCGACTTCTCCTTGTCGGGCTTCACCATGCCCGTCGAGTCCTCGAACCACACGAGATTGTTCGCGTTGAACAGCAGGATCGGCGATTCGTAGCCGAACTTCGCCTCGACCACCTCGCCCTCCAGCATCTTCGACGGGGCGTTCATGACGGTCGTGCTGGGCCGCACCGCCTTCAGGTCGATCGACTCCTCTTCGAGCATCGACGCGATCGGCCCGATCTGCCACGGGTCGGCGCACACGAGGGCGATCTTGTTCTGGCGGTCGAACTCCGCGATGTCGCGCCCGACGATCTTGTGATTGAGCCGCGCCCCAGGCGTGACCGTCAGCCAGCCCTCGCGAGCCCATGTCGAGTAGGGGATGTTGTCCTTCGTCTCGCGCTCGCGGACGGTCTCCTCCGGAACCCAGTAGCGCATGATGGCGTAATAGGAGCCGTCGGCCAGCTTGAACAGGAAACAAGCCGCCGTCATGTCGATGTTCGAGGCGACGTCGATCCCGCAGACGCAGGTGAGCCCGGTCAGATCGGGCCGCGGCTTGCGGCAGTTCGCGAAGTGCTCGCCCGGGAAAGCCCGGTTGTCGGGGGCGGTCCACACGTTGAGCGAGTACCGCAGCCACTTCGAGAACTTCCGCGGATGCGTGAGCGAGTCTTCGTAGTCCGACCGGAACTCGTCCTCCGTGAACGCTTCGCCGAGGCCCGGATTCGCCTTGGCCCAGGTAGCCGGGTCGTGCGGATCGTCGGCCTCGGGGTCGGCCGCGAAGATCACGCCCAGGAGGCTCGGGTTCACGCTCGGGTCTTTCAGGACCAGCTCGGTCGCCTCCCACCACTCCCAGCCGATCCCGTTCCGGTTGTCGCCGGCCGTGGAGATCGAGCCGATGATCGCGTTCGGGATGCCGCGCGTGGCGTACATGATCGTGTCGACGAGGTCCGGCTTCTTGAACGAGTGGATCTCGTCGAGCAGCACGAGACCGTTGATGCCCTCCGAGACCTTCGCGTCGGCGGACAGGCAGCGGATCTCCTTCCCGTTCCGCCTGTTGCGGATCAGGTACTTGTGGTCGACGACGTCGAACACCGGCTCCAGGATCGGCGAGGCCTGGATCGAGTCCCGCACCATCCGCCACATCGTCCGGGCCTGGTCCTTGACGTTCGCCGCGAGGAAGACGTCCATCCCGGCGACGACGTTGGCGAACTGGACGATCTGGGAGCAGCTCGTCGTCTTCCGGTTCTTCTTCGGAACGAAGACGCTGAACCGCCGGAACCGGAGCCGGCCGTTCGGCCGTCGCCACCCGAACAGCGGGAAGAGCACGCGGTCCCGGAACCACGGGATCGGCGAGACCCGGACGATCTCGCCGCCCTCCGCCCGGTGGCGGCAGCACTTCTCGATGAACCGCCGCGGCTTGTCGGCCTCGTCGGCGTTCCACTCGAACCCGGGCACATACTCCGGTCGCGAGGTCGGGTCGACGAAGAGGGAGGCCGGCGGCGCCGAATAGGCTTCAGCCGAACTCGGCGAGCGGGTCTTCCTCGTCTTCATCCTCGACCTCCGGGAGTCTCGCCGACGATGCCGCCGTCAGACCGAAGTCCCGCGCGAGGCTCACCCAGTCGTTCCGCGCGGCACGGGCCAGACGGGCGACCGGGTTGGCGACTGGGCCGCGGACGGTCTCCAGGACGAAGCCCTCCCGGGACAGGCGGGCGTCGAGCTGCTCCATCTCGGCGTGAAGCCGGCAGACGAGCGCGAAGGCGTCGGCCTGGTCTGGCGTCAGCCGGCCGGCGTCGATCAGGGACGGGGCGAGCCGCTTCCACATCGCGGCGGCCGGCTTGTTCTCCGCGAGGCCGTTCGGCATCTGGACCGCGACGGCCTCCGATCGCCGCGACGCGCGGAGGGTGTTCCGGCGGTCGGAGGAACGCTGGCTGGCTGGGTCAGGCACGGGGCCACGGGAACCCATAGAGATCACTCCAAAAACGAGTCAAAACTCGACAGAAACTCGCGTTGAGG